CTTAGGCAGATGGGCATACCGGTTATTAACTTTACACCTAGCAAGGGAAATGATAAACATACTAGAGTAAACGCTGTCGCGCCATTATTTGAGGCAGGCATGATTTGGTATCCAGATCGTAAGTTTGCAGAAGAGGTTATAGAGGAGTGCGCTGCATTCCCACTTGGGGAACACGATGACCTAGTGGATAGCATGACTCAAGCCGTAATGAGATTTAGACAAGGTGGTTTCGTGGTGCATCCCGAAGATTACGAAGATGAGCCAGTATCCCATCAACAACAGAGGACGTATTATTAATGATCGAAAGATTTAAAAAATTCTTACAAAGTCTTTTTAAAGGTTCTGATACAGGTATCAAATCAACAACACAAGCACAAGAAAAATTAAAAGAGGCTGCAGAACAGTTTAAAAAAACTGATTTGAGCGAAGTGACAGGTGGGTTTGATGAGACAACAAAACCAATGGAGTTCAAAGAGGGTAAGCCCATTATAGGACCAGAGGGCGAAACACAAACCAGAGTTTTTAGTTACAGACCAGAATCTTTTACAGACACGCAAAGGAGAACGGGTGTAGGTAGCTTTTCAGATGAAGCACTAAGAGAAAGATATTTTGACGAAGGCTTTGATGATACGATGTCTCTTGAAGAATTTATTATTAGAGAAAGAGGCATTACACCAGAGGAAAGAGCAGCGGAACTAAGAGACAAAGGTAAAGTACAAAAGATAGAGCCAGAACCAAAGGGTGCAACATTTGAAGAAGCCGCTGATGAAATGGTGCTTACAAATCAGGGTAGAATGACTAAAGCAGAGTTTGAAACTTTGAAAGCTCAGGATGAAAATCCATTATTAGGTGGCATAACAGCAGGTAAAAAAGTTAAACTTATTGAAGAGGACTCAACGCCAAGATTAATGTCGGCTGCAGACGACGTTACAAAACTAAGTGAGGACAAAATTGAATTCATCACAAACATGGCAAAGACGACAGGCAGAGAACCAAAAGACATAAGACAGTTGATTGTTAATAAGATGAATGATGGTTATGAAATTGGTGATCCAAAACGAGTAACTATCAATGATGATGCTAAAATAGAAGCTTACATAGAAACACAACGTCAAATGGACGACATCGGCTTTTTGACAGAGATTATAGATGAGGCACAACAGTTACAGTTACCAAAAGGAAGCATAACAGGCAATCCTATTTTAGACAGACAATTAGCTAGTGAACAAAAACTAATGGACGACGCAGCCTTTTCAACACAAGCAAAAATAACTGCAACACAAAATAAAGCCATGGCAATTATGGAAATGCTTAAAGAACTTGGTATAAACACCGGCAGTATTAACGCTGAAATTTTTAAAATAAATATACCCAGCGGTTCTCCGGGTGTAAGAGCTTTGCAAAAAGAAATAAGAAAACTTGCGGGACTTTTTGAGAGAACTATACCTGCTGTAAAAAACACAGAACCAGAAAATTTTGTAAAAATTCTTGACTCTATAAATCAACAGGCATCAGCTGATCAAGCCATGGCAGAGCAACTAATGGAGGATATTGTAATGAGAGCTCAAGCGCGTCAAATAACTCGTGAAGAGGGAATGGCAGAGCTTAACAAGGTAAAAGAAAAATTTGATAAAATACCAGAGGCAAGAAAAGAGGCGCTAAAAACGGGAATTTACATTTCACCGTTTGGAACAGAGGGTAGAACTTTAAATGCAAAAGGTGGTCGCATTGGATTTAACGAAGGTGGTGGCCCAAAAACAACTAGACGTGGTTTCTTAGGACTTATGGGTGCAGGACTTGCGAGTTTGTTTATGCCTAGAGCAGGAAAAGAAATTGCAGAAGTTGTAGCAAAGGGCGCAGCCAAAACACCAATAACTGCAGAGGGCATGCCTATTTGGTTCCCGTCACTTGTGGATAAAATTAGAAAAGAAGGAAAACTAATACCAGCAGATTATAAAGCTGTTAAAGAAGGAGAGGGGTATGACTTTTATGAATTTAAACACCCTAGCCTACCAAACAAAAAAATATACATGACAGAATATAAAGCAGATGGGACAATAGAAATTTCTGGTAGAGGTGACGAGATGCAAATAGCTGAGTTGAGATTTATACCGGGACAAGAAAATATTCGGGTGGGTGAAGGTACAAGTAAAAGATCAAAAGATCCAAACATGTTTGAAGCAGATGAGTTTATGAAGGGGCCAGGAGAAGGTATTGGTGATTATGAAAACTTTGGTACATACGACGAGTTAAGATTTGGTGTAGATTCGTGGGCTAACCTTGTGAAATCACCAGAACAAAAATTAAAAGAAGCAGCGGATGAGTTTACAAAAAAACAAACAAACCCGAACCCAAACGTTTCAGGCAGAGACCCAGATACAGGTGAAGAATTTGCAACCGGTGGTAGAGTGGGATATAACATGGGTGGTGGAGTTGAAACATTATTTAGAAGGAGAGCTTCCTAATGGCTACAATAGATAAAGCGTTACCAAACGTAACTAGAACTAAAATAGAAATTCCTGGAAACAAAGGTCAAGAAATTCAATTACCTCAAGAACCACCAAAACAACCAATAGAGATGACACCAACAGAAGATGGTGGCATGGAGATAGATTTTGATCCTGCAGCCATGGCTATGTCAACAGGAGCAGCCACAGATCAAAATGCAAATCTAGCAGAGTTTTTAGAAGAAGATGTTTTAGATCCAATAGGTGCAGACTTGATGCAGTCTTTTGAAGACTACAAATCATCAAGAGATGATTGGGAACAGTCATACATCAAAGGACTAGATCTGCTTGGTTTTAAATACGAAGATAGAACGGAGCCTTTTCAGGGTGCATCAGGTGCAACACATCCAGTGCTTGCAGAAGCAGTCACACAGTTTCAATCACTAGCATACAAAGAATTATTACCAGCAGACGGTCCTGTTAGAACACGTGTTATGGGCAAACCAGACAAAGCAAAAAGTGATCAAGCAGAACGCGTGAGAGAGTTTATGAACTATCAGCTTATGTGTGAAATGCCAGAGTATGAACCTGAGTTTGATCAAATGTTATTTAATTTACCACTTGCAGGATCTGCATTTAAAAAAGTTTACTATGATGTGCCATTAGGTAGATGTGTGTCTAAGTTTGTGCCGGCTGAAGATTTAGTCGTGCCATACAGTGCAACATCATTAGATGATGCTGACACCATAATGCATGTAATTAAAATGCCTGCTAATGAAATGAGAAAACTTCAGGTTTCAGGATTCTATGCTGACGTAGAATTGGGCACTCCTTCTTTCTCTGAAGACGAGGTCAAAGAAGAACAAAGAGATTTAGAAGGCACATCTGGAACTAGCAAAGATGAAATATTTACACTTGTAGAGTGTCACACAGAGTTGGACTTAGATGGTTTTGAAGACATGGGACGAGATGGAGAACCGACAGGTATTAAACTTCCATACATTGTTACAGTAGAAGAAACCACAGGAAAAGTATTATCAATTAGAAGAAACTTCGATGCACAAGATCCAACAAGAAGAAGAAAAGATTACTTTGTTCACTTTAAGTTTTTACCAGGACTAGGCTTCTATGGATTCGGTTTAATTCATATGATCGGCGGATTGTCTCGAACTGCAACAGCAGCGTTGAGACAGCTTCTAGACGCCGGCACCTTGTCAAATTTACCAGCCGGATTCAAGATGCGAGGCATCAGAGTTCGTGACGAAGCACAACCGTTGCAGCCGGGCGAGTTTCGTGATGTTGATGCCCCTGGTGGAAGACTTGATGATGCATTTAAAATACTACCTTTCAAAGAACCATCACAGACTCTGTTGTCTTTGATGGGTGTGGTTGTACAAGCAGGACAAAGATTTGCATCAATCGCTGACATGCAGGTTGGCGATGGCAATCAAAGCGCTGCGGTAGGCACGACTGTTGCATTGTTGGAACGTGGCTCGCGGGTTATGTCTGCTATACACAAGCGTTTGTATGCATCTATGAAAAAAGAGTTTATGTTATTGTCAGATGTGTTCGCAATGTACTTGCCACCTGAGTATCCATACGATGTAGTTGGTGGTCAGAGACAAGTTAAGGCTACAGATTTTGATGCAAGAATAGATATTATACCCGTTGCAGACCCAAATATCTTTTCACAGACGCAAAGAATACAACTTGCACAGACAGGATTACAAATGGCGATGTCAAATCCTGGAATGCACAACTTATATTCAGCTTACAAGGCTATGTATGAAGCTTTGGGTGTAAAAGATATAGATGCTTTGTTACCACCTGTGGCTCAACCAGCTCCTATGGACCCAAGTGTTGAACATATTAACGCTTTATCAGCAAAAAGTATTAAAGCTTTTCCTAATCAAGATCA